ATCTGGACTAATTACTGAATTAGCAGATAATGTACCATTTACTAATGTCCATTGAGTAAGATTGTCACTATACCCACAAACATTACTCCTCTGTGGCTCTAAAATATGATGTGGGCATCCTACAACCTTACCATCAATCATTGGATAGTTTAATCTTGATTCACCACCGCTAACTGTTTCTATCAGTCCTTGTGAGTTTATTCTTGTTGCTGAACCACTACGTGAAAATGTAAAATCCCCTACGCCACTTGACGGTAGTACGGAATAAAACTTGCTTCCCTGTGCGGATGGTATGAGACCGAGTTTTGGTTTTGCCATTATTTTTTAAATTTTAAATTAGTTTTATTTTTTCTACTTCCATTAAGCATAGATGATAAAGTTCTATAATTTATATTTATAGATTTAGCAGCTTGTTTAATAGTTTCAAAAGTTTCATTTGTTTCCGTGTTATAAACCGCTTTAGCAGATGAACTTTTACCACCTAAATTAGCTTTTCTTATTTTTTCTCTTGTTTCTTCTGTTATTTTAACACCTTTTCTTGGAGATGTAACGCCCTCTCTAATTTTACTTAATTTTGCTTTTTGCTCTTCACTCATTGGCAAACCTTTATTCCAAGCAGTTCTTCCCATTGCAGATTTAGACATTTTTTTCTTTGTCAAATCACTAACTTGTAGATTTCCTTTTCCTCCATTATTTAGATTAACTAAATTACCATTACCTAAATCTTTTCTACCAAGTTCACAAATCACAAACTCCTCTAACTCTAAAGCATCTTCAATACTTAATTCTTTTGACAAAACATCTACATAATATCCATATTTATTAACTGTATTATGCCAATAATCATTTCTACTTTTATTTGTATATGGTCTTTTTTCAGTACCTATACCTACATAAAAAATGCTTCCATCGGTTTCCTTTCTGTGTGCATAAAGTACTTTTGCCATTGTTTTTAATTTTGTATGTCTTGTATTCCTATTCTATGAATTGCATCTGCTAAACATTTTACTGCTTCAACTTCTTCTGCTCTTACTAATTTTACAGATACGTTGTCTATTGAGCCTACAAATCCGCTGCCTCTTGTTTCTATGTATATATAAGAATTAGTTGATGGGTTTACTGCTTGTATTGTTTCTGTATACACTCCATTTGCTGAAACAATTTGACCTAAATTAAGACCTCCTAATATAAACCTAACTTCCCCGCTAACGTAGTTTGAAACCTCATAACTAATTTTATATGTTTTGCCTACTTGATTTGTTAAAGCACTTTGTGATATACTTCTATAACCTCCACTACCATCACAATTAGCAGAGCCGTTTGCAATATTCCAAGAGCTTTGTTTTACCCAATCACTATCTGTATCAAACCCTCCATTAGTAACCAACTCACTTCCTAACTTCGTTAAGTTAAACTGACCTTGTATCATTTCAGTAGATGTTCCTATTGAAGATGCAGTATCTATTGTGTTACCCCACCAAGTACTATCGTATATCTCGTTTGCCATTTTTATTCTTCTTGTCTTTGTTAAACTCGTTATAAAAACTATTTAGCTTTATTATGTTAACTGTTTTTGTCCTATATGTCTTTTTTTTTACACTCATTACAAAACAAAACTTGAAAATTCATTAGCATCCTTGTCAGGGTGCATATCTCCGCTACTGTTATTATTGTACTCAGGATATTTATTACTGTTAAAGCAAATATAATCTAAGAACCTCTTCGTATAAAATTCAGCTCTATCATTTATCTTGCTCATCATTCTATCAACATCACTATAATTAACGGAATCCGAATCTTCCCCTCTATGCTTCGATATACCTCCATTGTCAATTTTAAACATAGAAAAAGGGAAGTATTCAGCTTGAGTAAACCAAATTAACATTGGCTTTATGTAAGTGTCTCTAAGACTCTTATAATCGCTATTAACAGGTAAGTCTATATCACCTGATATTATTAAAGCTTGTAACTTGTCGTATAAGTTTCCACCTAAATAATTCTGAATATGTATATCCTGTGCCACTTCAATAAAGTGAATCAGCTTATCTGCATCAGTACTACCACTAATTATTGATTTAGCTTTTAAATCTTGTATTGTTATGAATATTGCTTTCATATGCCTAAAGTCTTTCTTATTTTATTTAAAGTACTTCTATAAGCACCTTTATCTGCTCTGTCTATCATTCTTTCACCCATCTCGCTTGGGTTGTTAGGTTCTTTTAATCCTTTACCGTAAGCATTAGCAGAATCAACTTGTTTACCATCCTTCTTTCTGTAAACTCTTAACTCCCAATAGTGATGACAGTTCTTACCACCTTTGTATTTTAATAAACTATAGTTTCTACCTTTATGACCTAACTCTTTGTTTACACCTCTAAAAGACATCATATTAATATCTTCCTTTCTAAATACAACCTTTCTACCTGTTAATACTTCCATTCTCTTACAGAAATCTCTACTGTTCGGAGACTTTCTCTCTGGCATATAAGCGTATCTAATTTTGTATACACCATCGTCCTCAGATGATGCTTTATCAGAATACTTGATTTGAGCCATTTTAACGGACTCATTTTCGTCTTGGTATATCTCACTATGTATTACCTGCCAATCATCGCTTAAAACCTCTCCTAAGGCTTCTAATTGGCTAATCATATCATCACCTTCTTCTTCGGAGAAGTCTTTATTTTCTTCGGCAGATAATTTTTCACCTGTTTCTTCTTCTTTTCTAATCTTAGTAGATACGTTATCTAATTCTGTAAACTCGATTGGTTGTAGAGTTACGAAGTATAAATCTTGATACACCTTGTTAAATTCAAGTATCTCTGTTAATCCGTAGATAATACCATCTTGAAATGGCCTGATAATTACGTTATCCATTAATACAGATGCGGTTCTTAATTCTTCTGCATTGTTACCGAAACCTGTATTATCTTTAATACCTAAAAGTATTGGAGATACAATTCCGTGTCCTAACATTATCTTCTCTCTTGCCTCGTCAGATAAGAACTGATATTGTGCGTGAGCATCTGGTAAGTGTATAGCTTCTATATCAGCCTTAGTTTCTGCCGATTCGTTAAATGCAATAATTGCTTTACCGCTATTAGAGCTACCGCTAAACTTTTGGTTAATTTTACTCTCTATAGATTGCTGAGTCTCAGCATTAGGTATCCCATTGTTAAAGTTTACAAATAAACTCGGTTGTAATCCGTTCTCTATATTCGATAAATGATAGTTAGACACCTCTGATTCTAACTCACTATATTGTAAAGATGCTTGATAATCTACTGTAGAGTAGTAATAGAAACCACTTCTGTAAGGTTTGAATATGTAAAGCTCGTTTACTTGAGATTTACTACCGTTACCAAATGTAGGTATTCTTTTAGGATTATCTGAGTTTTTACAGTCCTTCCAAGATGGATGATAGTAGTAAGCCTTTATAACACCTTTAGTAGCCTTCTCAGCTCTAAGGGTTTCCATAGGAAAGTGAGATACCTTTAATATCTTTGTTTTAGCCTTGTTGTATGTTAATTGCATAACACCTTGACCTAATAACTTATAATCATTAACAAGTCTTTTAACTTCTCTCGGTCTAAGTAGTTTCTTCATTCTAACATAATCCTCAGGAAATAAATCTGAATTAGTAGACTCCAAGCCTCTACCATAAATCATATCAACAATACCGTTAATACATCTACCATTAGTAGGACTGTCAAGGTATCTATCTATAAGATTATCAAAATAATCGTTATTATCCCCAAACGCAACCCACTCTTTATTGTGAACTTCTTTGATTGTAGGAACTTGGTAAGAAGACATATTGACAACCCTAATGCTATCTTTGTATTCTTTACTAACTGTATTCTTTTTGTTTGAACTCATTATATTATGTATGTGTTATCATCTACTGTACTGTAAGGCTTGTAAATTGTGCCATTACCTATTTCGTGTTTCTCAGTTACCCTTTCCGAAGCAGTCTGAGAAGTTACGTATATCTTGTCTCTATACCAAAGCTCACTATCTTTAGATATTTCTAAGTAATAAGTAGAATCCTCTTCAAGAATTGCAGACTGAAAAGTAACTTGAGTGAAATTAACTATATTGCTAAAAGTAGCATTTGTTATAGATTCCTCTTTACCATCACCGTCTCTTCTTATGTTTAAAACAAATACACCTGACAAGCTTGAACTTCTGGGTGCAATAGTTATTGTTTTATCTCCTACTGTTGGTTGTAATATTAACATACTATGATAACTAAATAATTTATTTTTGTTTTATTTAATAAAAAAACCCCACCAAAAGGTAGGGTTTAGTTTAACTGATAAATTACTATTATACAATAGTAAAACCAGCAGCCGCAATGTTTTCAGCAGCAGTATTACCTGCAGATGCAACATTAATAAAGTTAGCAGGTGCTTTTTCCATACCTGTAAAACTTAGAGTGTACCCACTCATATCAGCCATAGCTCCACCTGTTACTACAGTACCTCCTGTTACGTCAGCACCATACTCAGCTCCAGCTAAGAATACATTTCCGTTATTGTCTTCAACAAGAATGTTTGGTCTTCCGAAAGATAATAATTTAATAGTATTGTGGTCTTCTTTAGTTAATTTTTTAAGTGTCAACTCTAACACTTGCTCAAAAGCAGTAGTTCCATTCTCTCTACTTGATTGAATGTTTTCTGTATAGGTAGAGTTTCCTCTAACCTCGTATTTGTAAGCATTTGGACTACCAGCTACAGCATCAATTACATCTACATCTGTAGAATCGTATGTTATACTGGTTATGTCTCCAAAATTTACAAAATAAACAGCATTGATTCCTCCAACACTATCTTTACAAGGTTCTGTTCTACCTAAAGTAATATCACAAGCCATAATATTTATTTTTTATTTATTAGTTATAAAAAAAGGGTAGGTAGCAATTACCCACAGATCGGAAGTTTATTTATTTGAATCTTAGATTCCGTAAGTTACGATGTCTTCAACAACTCCGTACTGTACTCCTGCAGTAAATCGCATAATGATTCTTACGTTTTGAGAACCATCTAAGTCAGCCATATCTAAAACTTTTACTTCTTGGTGGTCTGATAATAAACCAGTTCCAAATTGTAAGTTATCTTTAGTAGTTGCTACCGCAGTGTTTGCTGCTAATCCGTTAGCCATAAAGATTTTTACACCATCAAAGTATAAGATGTTGATGTCTTGGTTGTTTCCTTGAGAATTTACACCAGCAGCACCTTCACCGTTAGCTTGGAATCCACCTAAAGCTCTTTTGTAAGCTCTAAATATGTTTTGAGAAACATAGATGAATAAATCGTCTCTACCATATAAAGCAGAAGGAATTTGGTCAACCACTTTTCCTAACTCATCTACTACGTTAGCAGCGGTTACAGTAGTTCCTGCAATTTGTTGTGCAGATGGTAAAGAAGCATCAGCAGCTAATAAAGTAGAAAATCCATCAAATGAACCTTCGCCATCTGCTCCTGCCCATATGTTCTGCTCATTCTTTTGTGCTACTTTAGCAGCAACATAAGAGATTAAGTAGTCTTGGAAAGAAGATGGTAAGTTGTCAAATGCAGAATATCCCATTTGAATTGCATCCCAATCAGAACGGAAATCTTTCTTACATAATTCTAAATTAACTTGTAATTCCTTTGGTTCAAGGATTCTTTCAGTTAAAGTCAAAGTTGAAGTGTCATTGAAGTCGCAAGTACCATTCTTAGTGATACCATCTAATTCCAATCTTTTAACAACCTCTTTGAACTTTACGTTTGGTCGGATAGTTAATCCACCATTTGCAATAGTGTTACCTGAAAGTAAAGCAGCAGAAATATATTTTCCTGCAGATTCTCCAGCGTAAGTTGTAGTAATACTTGTAGTAGTAGCCATTTTGTCTAATTTTAATTAAATAACATTCTATTAACTCTATCTTCGATAGTCATAGATTTGTTTGGGTTTGATAATAAATTCTTTTTCTTTTCGATTTGAGCCTCTGGAGAATGTACAACTTCTTCTACATTTTCAGATAGTTCAACCTCTTCTTGTTTAGATAACTCCTCAGGAACTTCTTTAGCTTCTCCCATTGGTTTATCTTCGATTAATGCTTTAATCATAGAAAGTAGCTCTGATTTTACTGCTGCTAACTCCTCAGAAGTAGCGTAACTCATAGCAGGAGCTTCAACTTCCTCCTCGATTACAACCTCTTCTTTAGACTCCTCAGCAAGTACAACCTCTTCTACTTCCTCTTCTACTTTTTCAGATACTTCCTCTGTAGATAACTCTACTGATTCTTCAACTGCAATGTCTTCAACTTTTACCTCTTCTTTAGAAAGATTTAAAAGCTCTTTGACATTATTAAGGATTTCTGTCGCTTTCATACTTATTGGTTTATATTAATATAACTATTTAAAATTTTACTGTCTTATTTTTACCCCTCTGGTTGTTTATGAATTGAACCT